CCCCCCCCCCAACACACCAGGTTACGTTATAACATACCATTACAAGCTAACCTATTGAATTACATACAGTTTACGGTTTGAGTATTGCGCGGGGGTTTCATTCAAGATCGGGGGCCGGACTCGAATAGCATCGCAAGTTATTGTTATCATTAATGTTTTGCATCGGTGCTTTATAAAAGTACACGATTCAGTACACACTTTTGGGTTGTGTACATTGTGCATAACCTTAAAAAAAGTTATGCATGTTATACACATCAAGGGTTATTTGCGTTTTTTGCATTAGTGCTTAAATTGGCGTTTGTGTACAATGTGCATAATGTTCTCACTGTTTTTTTGTTGGTGGCTTGTAACATTTTTCCCCTGGAATATTATAACTATATAATTATATTATTTTATAAATCTTATAATAACTAATATATACACATTATACACATAGCTCTCAACGCCACGTCAATAAAAGGGATGTTGTGTACAAAACTGTTTGAAAATCTTATACCCCGCGATATACACTTTATACACAAATAATTGTAAAAGATTTATTGACATTAAAACTAAATAGTTTTATTATTTAACCCCCATCAACCAAAAAGAGAAAAAACATGAAAACCTTAATATCATCGATCTTAATAATATCTTTAATTTTAACTGTGATGATCTTGTCGTTGCCGCAAGTGGTAGTAATTAACAGTATGCTTTTAATACTGGCTGTAATATCTTTTTCACCTTTATTTTTATTAAAACTATGAATCAAATAATAACAGTTGGCTTGTTAGTGCTATTGGTTGCACTAGTAGAGAACATACTTAACTATTTAATGTAAATCAGGGGAAATAAGATGGCAATTACATTAGCAGCAAGCGTAAATAATGGCGTATATCGCGTTGAAGATTATGAAATGGCGCAAGAAGGCGGTGAATATTGGAAAACAAAATACTTCTATAGTGTGCTTCACGATCTAGATAAAGAAGACGGGGTTATATATGCTTGTTTTGACACGTTTGGAAATCCCTCTGACAAAGAATTATTTGATAAAATTGAGCTGGAATTTGGAATCAAGTAACTTTGGCGCTTTTATAATCCAACAATTTTAAACAATCAAGGCCGCCTAATGACGGCCTTTTAATCTAAAGGTATATTAAAATGCACCACTTAAAAAAAGAATGGCCTGGTTATTATCAAAACTGTATTGACAAGGATATTTTTAACATGAGCGCCGTATATAAAGCACAATGCAAAACCTCGTTAATTGCTCAACAGTTGGCGGGCCAATTTAATAATGTGTCATCAATTAATAGCAGTTTAAAACCACCATTTTGCTTAAGAGTAGTAAAAAAGTATAGAACTATAGAAATGCAACAATTTCGAGATAGTGTTGCCAAAATAGCAAGATACAAAAATTCGCTAAACTAAAAGAGAAACTAAAAATGAAACTAAGAGATCTAAAATTAGCACTAACTGCAACACCTAAAAAGCCTGATATACGTTATTATCTTAACGGCCTTAACATCACCAAAACGCATGTTACGGGCTCAAATGGGCATATGTTATGTAATATCAACACGTATAAAAATGAAATACCGGATGATCAAGATAATATCATCGTTCCAGTTGACACAATAAAAGCGCTGCTAAAAAAAGTAGGAACAAAACATGAAAGTATGGGGGTATGTATATTTTTAATTAATGATCGTTATGAATTGCAATGTATGGACCAGATAGAAGTTTTCACGCCAATAGATCATAAGTATCCAGGCTTTAATAAGATAATTGATCCGATAAAATTAAATGACCATGATAAAAATTTGAATTCAATATGCCATCAATTCGACTGGTCATATATTGCCATTGCGAATAATGCTATTTGCAAGTATTTTGATAATACCACGCCTAACCGCTTGTATAGTTTTGAGTTGGCTGGGTATTTTATGCCTACATTAGACAATGATTTAATATACTTAATTATGCCTTGCAGGTTATAAGCTTATGTATAAAGTCTATTATTGGCAATCTTGCCCCATTGTTGGCGCTTATTTAACATCAATGTTATTTGATTATTTAGACACGGCTACCAGGTTTGCAAAAAAACATCAATCAACTGTCACTTTTCCATTATGAAAAACTACAAACAACTACCAGGAAGACCAACTATACCAGATGAGCTGAAAAACATCATAGCCACTTTTAGTCTAAAAAGATGGCAAGTGCAGCGGCTAAAAGATACGAAAAACAAAAGTAAGTTGATCCAATACCTTTTAACCAAACATTTTAACGATATACCTTAGACTAATTTAACTTAATAAATTAACACAGGCCGCTTAATAAGCGGCCTTTTTTTGTCTTGTGTTCCAGTGTTCCCGCCTATAACCTAACTATTAAGCCAATAAGCTAACCAATAAAAACACGTTTTAAGGCCCGATAATGTAAAAGTAATACTTACATAGCTTTAAAAATAAACGCGCTTAAAATCGATTAAAAACCACCTTAAAAAACCCTACTATTTTAGTAGGTTATTATTCCTACTATTTTAGTAGGTTATTATTCCTACTATTTTAGTAGGTTATTATGAAAATCTGCCCAACCCCAACTTAAAGCCCAACTATTTCTAGACCAAACCCAATTTAATCCGATTGGATTTGGTTTTTAAAAATTTCAGATTTCTAATTGACAAGTGTCAATTTTCTGTTTCGGTCTGGCTCAACCATTCTTCTAAGGTCTGACTTACTCAGCGCGTTAATTGCTTCATCATTAGGGGCGCTGTAAATATGTTTCACGCTGGGGAATTCACGCGATTTAAGGCGACCCATATCATTCCAGCCGGCTTCTTTAAGGGCGTGAAGTAATGCAGCTTGAGGCACTTTAACATTACCTGGTGCGCTATTAGCTAAACGATCACAAAGCGCATGGAAGGGGGACGCTATCACTCCCGATGCAAACTCCCCGACACGCAAGCGCATCAAGTCAACTAGGTACGACTCGGCAGTCGACATACCTTGCTCAACCAGATTTAATTTGAACTCAGTCATCATCGGTGTAGCACCAGGATTAAAAGCACTAACGTCACGCACCAGCAACCAAGACGCTATAGCTTCATAGCCTCCTCCGGTCTTGAACCAATCCCACATAGACCGCGCTTCCTCCGGACACATGCGAGGGGCGTGTGACCAAACGCAGAACCATCGTCTGTCTTGTGACTCTAACTGAATAGGGACGGGATCATTAGAGAACGCTAGCACGAAGATACGATTGACCATATCATAAGGGTGCAAGCCCTTCCTGTTGATCGTTAAGGTTTCTGGTGGCGCTGCAATGACTGGCTTGAGTTTGTTAGCTAAAGAACGTCTTTCTTTAGCGTCCGGTTCTTTCAGTTCGTTGATGATAAGGATTTCCGACTCAAGGGCGTAACCAAACTGCGACGCTATACCATCGTTATCAACCAAGCCTCGGTTCTTAAGGTGAGGGCCACACACCGCCCAAATGAACGGCGCGTACATAGTGTCCTTACCAGCTCCTTGATCACCACCATGCAGAATGGCGTGGTTAATCTTAACATTAGGGTGCTGTACTTTGTACGCCATGACGTTGAAGATATGCGCCAGCTCAACTTCATTAGGCACTAAGGTCTTGCAGTGGTCAAGCCAACGGGTGACATTGCCCGCTTTACCCGACACATCCGGGCGAGCGTCACGCCAGCGATTGCCGTACATGTCACCATCAAGCGCGGTCAGCATCGTATCGCCTGCCGCATAGGTGATGCCAACTAAAGCATGAGCGCCCATCGCCTGTCTGTTCTCATCATAGCAAATAGACGCTTCTATCTTACGACCTGAGTGTATGGACTTGCACTCAACATGACGAAACAACGCGTTGAAAGTAGCACGGCTGACTTCACGTCTAGCTTGCAAGTCAAAATAGGACTCGTCTACCTGAATGTAAGCAAACCTGCTAAACCAGTCTTTTTTTTCCAGTCTGCCTAGCTCCTTACGATCTACTTCAGCGATGGCAGTAATCGCGTCATTAGTAAACATGTCCGATGGTTCGAGTTTGGCTAAGGTGTCATTCATGACGGACGCTAACAATTCTTCACGCAAGCCATGAGAATGCTTAGGTCCACCTTCAGCCTGTACCCACTCAAGGTAGGCCTTACTGTCTAAGTGCTGACAAGACTCGTGAAAGCACATGTAAGAGCGATTAACCGGATGATAACGCGCCATAGGATTACCATCCGAGTGAGCGGAAGCGTTGATGCACGTCACACCAACCCAGCCTTCACCATTAGCACCTTCGATCACGTCGCCACGCCCAACAAGCCAAGTCAGCACGTCATCTTTGCCATCGTCAATCAAATCGATACGCTTAACGCTGGCGGTGTCTGCCTCAGCAGGATAAACACCAAGCGCTTCACAGATTTGCGGAAGGGTGAACTCTCTTTCAGGATTGAACGCCACTAACCGCGAAAGAAAGCCGCCACGATCAGGCTTATGATTAACACTGTTTGGAAGCCGAAAATTACGCACAGCATTAATAGCCCCACCATCTGTATAGCCCGCACTAGCAATAGATTTAATAGCTGCACTGAAATTTCCTTTTGTCGGTTGATCTTCAAGGCTAAAGGTGTAGCCGTATTGGTAGTTGCCAGGCGATGTTTCCATAATCCAAGTCGGTGCTAGATCAGGTGTTTTTGATTTCGTACCAACATCATCCAACACCAAGAACGCCACCATTTCGCAATTAGCGGCAGAAGCACTCGGTTTGCCATCTTTGAATCGGTTAATAATGAAACTGGCAGTGTTACAATACCAAGCACCTTTACCGTCATACTTAGAAGGAAGATAGGCAGGCCATGTGCATTTTTGCGCTCCATCTGCATGAAAAAGATCAGGTTTAACTATTTGCTTAACGAAAAGGACAGTTTCTCCTTCTGGTGCTATACTAATTAAGTAGTCAATAAAGTTCATTTTATTTTCCATATCGATACATTGTTGCTATTTCGACATCCAGTGGTAGTCCTTCAGCCCAAACTGGCGCACTACACATGCTGGATGTCATTCTTTTTGTTATGTTTTCAGCTTCATCTTCTCTACACTCGACAACGATTTCATCATGGATGTGCGCTATAACGCCATCCAGTTGCCGGAGTGAGTATCTTAGTAAATCATTTGCAGTTGCCTGAGCGCAGTTTTCTTGAGCTATACCTTGCCAAAGTCTAGCTCTAGGCCATTCAACAGCGTCAGAAGCAGGCTTGAACGCTGCCTTAAGGTAGGTGACAGCGCCATCTTCAATCCGAGCGAAGGGGTAGTTGAGTATACGCCCTGACGGTAAAATATACCAAAGATGATTTCCGTCAAACAAATACGTTACCCGTCCAGCAGAAAACTCATGCCCCTTATGACGCATTGCGCTCATGTAAGCGCGTTCAAGGTCTTGACCATACGGAATACACCAGGGATTAGCCACACGCCAACCGTTAATCATGCGTTTGATCTGGTGTTCGGGCATGTTAAGCCCATAGATTCTAGCCATCGACGCAAACGCACCAGCTCCACCCGAATAGCCTAAAGCGAGTTCTTGCACTTTGCCGATGAAGCGCTGCTCTTTTGTGACTTCTTTCGTATTGAACGTAGACTTAGCGTTCTCGACATACACATCGCCACCAGACCGGAAGATGTCCAGCTTGGCTTCCGAGGCCACATGATTAGATAGCCAAGGATTACAACGTGCTTCAATACCCGCCCAGTCAGCTACGATTAGAACATTGCCGGGTGCAGGAATGATAGCGGGTCTAATCATGCCCTTCAGCACGTCTGTCACACGATTGCCGAACGCGCTTAAGGAATCACCAGCCATCATAGCTTTACGCACCGCAACAGGGTCTTTAGCACACACACGAGCCATGTTTTGAAGCTGAACGCCATACGATGATGCACGGCCAGTAGCAGAGCCACCATTAAAGACAAACGCACCACGAACGCGGTGATCTTCAACGTCAGCCAGCTCGCCCATACGCTTGAACTTAGCCACCGAGGAAGCGCTAATGTCATCAATGCACTGAACAACATCCAGCACTTCATCAGGTAGATCAAGTTGCAGTAATGCCGTCCGAGTAGCTTTGTTTAAGGATAACTTCTCGTCTACCATCATGACATCGCCACCAATACGATCAGCTACCCAAAGTTTTAATTTAGGCGATCTAGCCGAGGCAATACCTGTAATATCTTTCACTAGCGTCTGGATGTCCTCCAGTTCAGCCGTAGCGTAACCAATAGCGGCATGACATAACGGCACATCGATCAGCAAGCCCCTATCGTTGATGCGCTCATTAATATGATAGTCAAGCAGTTCATCAGCATCTAACTGACGTAGCGCCAGACTAATTTCACGCATCGCCCGTACGTCTTGCTCACAATAATGAATCAGCTCTGGAAGTAGGGCTATATTATAAGGAGGTACACAACACTGACGGATTAGCTGTTTGCCTCGATGATCTTTCTTCATCTTAGCGGACATAGCCCTACCAATATCTTCAAGACTACCAGGCAGACAATTTGCCCTTGCTTGTGTAGCGGTGCAATACCAAGAAGAAGCTAAAGGTTTAGGCACATTAAAGTCACCGCATAAAACGTATTCGGTTATTAACCTATCAAAACCCGAATTATGCGCGCGTATTTGATGACCATTAGCAAAATGATCTTTAATTTTTTGGGGGAAAGGTAATGTTGGATCCCAAGTTCTTACTTCATCATTATCAAACGCATAAGATAAACATAAAATCTTAGTATCTAGCGCTAACGCATAATTATAAGCGCCTGACTTTTTAATATCGCAAGAACTGGAAGTTTCATAGTCAAGCCAGAGAATAGTCATAGTCGATCCTAAAATTAAGAGGAAAAAAAACCCCTCCTAAGAGGGGTCTTCTGTGTTATACCGATCTACGTCTTCTACCAGTCTCCGCTGGCACACCATCTTCAACCTTAGCTTCACCTTCCAAGCCCACCCAAGTAACCACTTCAAACACTGGAGTGTAAATCTTACCGTACGCTTTGTGCTGGTAAAATTCTTTCTTCAGGTTAATGACTGGCACTGGCTTACCTTGATCGGCATCAACTTGCGTAGCAATTGCAACTGCAAGAGTTTGTACGGAACGCTTACCACCTACCGAAGTAGTTGAGTAGCGAACTTCCAAACCTTTGTCCTCACCGGACAAGCATTTTAAGCTCATACCGACTTGAGTTTCCCATCCACGCTTACCGCCAGCAGGTGCAGCGTCAAGTTCAGGCAATGGTTGAGTGATGCCCACCATCTTTTCACCAAGAACTTCACCTTCACCCCAGCAAATAAAGCCGTGTACGAAAGAGAACGGATTAACCGCCCATGTAGAGTCTGATTCTACTTCAGATTCGCCTGCACCAAACACCCAATGACCTGTGCGATCCATTTTAAGAATCGCAGAGCCAGCAGAGCCACCAACTTCTGTTTCCAAAGAACGAAGCGCAGTAGATAGCGAAGTAACAGAAGGAAGGTTAGAACCAGAGAACGCAACTAAATTTGACATATTAATATACCTTATTGAAGTTTATTGAGGGCAGCCGTTAATTGCTGACCGATAAGTAACACAGCAGGACGAGGATCGTCCACATGTGCCATAGTGCTACCTGACGAAAAGGATACCGTAGACCCTTCTGGCAGGGGCAGTTTAAGCTTCTTGAGCTTCTTTTCAGCCTGTGCAGGAGAGATAAACGATGCTTCCATCACATCAGATTCTGTTAAGCCAGTTGCAAGTAAAGCGTTCTTAGCCTCAACTTCATCTGACCATTTGCGTGTTGCGCGTTTGGCAACAAGCTTGTAATTCGGTAAATCACGACCTGATTCTAGCATAGTGAACGCTAAAGCCCGCAAGTCTTTTATCCATTCTTCCAGAATCTCAGCGTTCTGAAGGTACGCATCTATAGTAGGTGCATCAATAGCATCTATCTTTACCTTCAACGCGCGATCAACTGCACCTGTCATTAACGGGCAGCTAGGCTTAGCGGCACACCATTTACAATGTCCTCCCTCACGAAGGGGCGCATCAATCTTAGATGCGGCATTAACAGCACTTAACAGTTGCTGTTCAAACGCTTTGATGCGTTCTATTGTCGTTACCCAACGCTTAATCATTGGCGGTTGGATAATGATAAGCTCGACTTCTTGTACATCCTTGAACGCCCATTGCGCTTTCTCAGTCCTCATGGCCGCTGCCGCGTAGAACATTAGCTGCTCGTTTTCTATGGCTTCTACGACGACGCCATTTCCAAACTTCCAATCCAATACAATAGCGCGGTTATCCAAACGACCAAGCAAATCACAGCTACCAAAAACGTCAGGAATGAAATCACCGAAACCGACTTCAACCTCGACTGCATAGTCCATACCAAATTCGGGATCAATTTCATTAAGCAACTCCAGTGCGACAGAGTATTTGTCGTCAATTAAGTCTTGCGTCAGTATATCATTAGCAATAGGCTTTTTTCCATCCGCAAGCCATTCAGCGATGGTGTTATGGAGAAGTGTACCTTCTTCAGCGTAAGAGCTGGAAGGCTTTTCAGGTGCAGCATTACATAGCGCAACACTACCGGGGCAGTTGATAACACGTTTGGCAGTTGATCCGCCAACAATCTTTGAGTGTGCCATTAAATTATTCTCGTTTCGTTTAAAGTGGGTACATTATTTCACAAAAAAATATATTGTACAAATCTTTTTTACAGTGGTAAGCTGTCACCTCACTAAACGAAATGAGAATACATTAATGGCTTTGGAACATTATAGAATTTGTCAAATAGCCTACAAGGAGGCTATGGAAATTATAGTAAAAGAGCATTATCTTCATAGGAAAGCACCTTGTAGTATTGCGTTTGGGCTTATCAAAGGCGATAAAATTGAAGGCGTAATTTGTTACGGCACTCCTAGCAGTTCGAGTTTGAGAAAAGGAATTGCAGGAATTGAAAATGTTAATAATGTTATTGAACTAACTAGATTGTGGGTTGATGATTCAGTGCCAAAAAACGGTGAATCATACTTAATAGGTAATACATTAAAACATTGTGGAAAAGAAATTGTAGTTTCTTATGCTGATACTGAACAAAATCATTTAGGAGTAGTTTATCAAGCAACTAATTGGCTTTATAGTGGATTATCTGCAAAAAGAACTAATTGGACTATTGAAGGAGTAGATAAGCATTGCCAAACTATTGCTGATAAATACACGGCAAAAGAAATTAGGGAAATATATGGTGATAAATTTTCACTTCAGCCTAGATCAAGAAAACATAGGTACATATATTTAAACGCTGATAAAAGACGGAAAAAAGAAATAATGGCGCAATTAAAATATAAATTAGAACCCTATCCTAAAAATGCTAGAGCGTGATATTGAAAAGCATTTCAAATGGGTAGTTGACGTACACGGAGGCAAGACTTTCAAGTTTACTTCACCTACCCAGCGAGGCGTAGCTGATCGAATTGCTTGTCTGGCAGATGGAAAATGTTGGTTTGTCGAATTAAAAACAAAAGGTGGACGCTTATCGGAATTACAAAAATTGTTTGCACAAGAAATGCTCCGGCTTAATCAAAACTACGCCTGTCTTTGGACAGTCGAACAGATTGATAACTGGGCTTTAGAGTATTTGGGGACTCACATTTAGGATATTGAAATGATAGATCAAGATATAGATTGGTTGTACGAACAAGTAGTAAAAGGCGGGCTTAAACGTCCCACTGACAAGCAGGAAGATGAATTTGATTATCTGGTAAGCCGCTACAAACGCATGAACGGCTTAACCACAGCTTCCGCTAGAACTAAAGCTTTTAAAGAGGTTATGGCATGAGCGCGCAAGAACTACAAAGGCAAAGAAGTTTTGCTTACTACAACAAGAACCGAATCGCTATCAATGAGCGTGTCCGATTGAAACGCCTCAACACACGTTTAAGTGTAGACGGTATCAGACCTATTGCTCAAGCTAACATTACCAAAAAAGAAATCTTAACGCTGATCGGCATTAAGGCGCTAACGCTCGACAAGATCGTCAAAGACGCGCGCTATTGTATGCCTAAGCACACCAGCACTCACATGGATGGAACAGTCCTTTATAACCGCGCTGAGATCATGGGCTGGCTTCCATACATAAGAGAAGTCTGCGCGTTCATGTACAAACGTCCGGTCATTAAGCTGACTGGAATGTCTGCACAGATCGTCCAGTTCATGCACCGCAGTAAGGACATGGAACTGTACTGCAATGAAGCTAGACGCAGAAAGATGGACGGGAGGATTAACAATGGCGCGAGATATTGATTACTCTTTAATTCTTCAAGTGCTTTACAGCAAAGGATATAGCCTTGCTGACATAGCAAGAAAAACAGGCGCAGCAATGAGTACCTTGTCCACGGTAAAGCAGGAAACTAAACCTGTACCTGTCGGCTGGCATGATGGATGGGAGGGTATGGCAATGCAAGACTATTGGCTTAAGGCGACTGGTGAAACACCGCCCAGAGTGGGAGATTATATCGAGGTGTGTGATGAATAAAGAAAGAGAGCTATTGAAAAAGATTTTAGCAACTAGATGGTTGGATCACGAGTTAAGTTGTGAAGTAGAAGAACTATTGGAACAACCTGAGCAAGAACGTGAGCCTTTAGGATTGGAAATTATGGATGTCTGCGGTAGTGAAGATTACAGAGAAGGGTTTAAAGATGGGGCTTTATATGCAGAGAAGTGTCACGACATTGGAGGTAAGGAATGAAAATGATACCCAACACACGAATTGAAGCATGGTTTGATTATAACAGACAGAAGCGATTTCAATGGGAAACACCATTCCCAAAAGATATTTGGTTTAAACCATTAGCCAGTATGTACACACGAAAAAGGAGAAGATGATGAGTAAAGAAAGAGAGTTGTTAGAACAATGCAGAATGTATCTATCGTCCTTAGGAATGTTTGTTGAACACAGCACATTAATTAATGAGATAGACGAACTACTCACCCAACCTGAACAGACAGCACCACCAGAGCGTGAGCCTTTAACACGACAACAAATAAGCGTGGGTAATCAATCAATGCTTAATGTTACAAGAGAAGCTTTTGTAAACGGCATTAAGTTTGCTGAGAAAATGCACGGTATTGGAGGTGAGGATGAGTGAAGAAAGAGAGCTGTTAGTAATGTGTAGAGCGGCAATAAATATTAGATATGACCAAGTAATGCTAATACGATTGCACCATGAGATTGAAACTTTACTTGGAGAAGTAGAAGAACTATTGGAACAACCTGAGCAAGAACGTGAGCCTTTAATCTATGAGCATCTTGAGGCTTTAGTAGATAAGTATCATGGCTATCCGATGACATTAGGGAGAGCAATAGAAAAAGCACACGGCATTGGAGGTGAGGAATGAACGTTGAAAGCGCACGATTAAAAGAATCATTATATTACGACCCTGATACTGGTATTTTCACCAACCTTAAAAGCAGGGGAGCTGCAAAAAAAGGCTCTGTTGCTGGATGTAAAGATTCAAAGGGCCATAGTCAAATTATGCTTGGTAATAAACGACATCAAGCTCATAGGTTAGCATGGTTATATGTTCATGGTAATTTTCCAGAAAAATATATCGACCATATCAATGAGATTAAAACGGATAACCGTATAGTTAATTTAAGATTAGCTACTTGCCAAGAGAATCACCAAAATCAATCAAGTCCACAAACGAATAATACATCTGGATTTCGTGGTGTTACATGGCATAAGCAACATAGAAAATGGATGG